GAGCACCGGCGTTAATTTCAAAAAGACAGGAAATTATGCTCAGCAGTTGATGTTTGATACTGCAACGGGCAGTTTAATTTATAAGGCAAGTGCTTCAACTGGCACTGCCGGAAATGCTATTACTTTTTCCGAGCGATTCAGGTGCGACAGTGCAGGTCGTTTTTTAGTTGGCACGTCTAGTGCTATTGGCGGCGCACCTGTTCAAATTGCGGGTACGGGCGACGGGTTGGGAGCTTATAGGTTTAGCGCCAGTGCCGGTGACGAAGCCAACATTAGTCTTTTTAGAAGCAAAAGTGGGACCGTCGGGACAAACACAGCCGTAGCAAACAATGACTCTTTAGGAGCCATTTATTTTAACGGAGCCAATGGAAGTTCTTATAACCGAGCTGCAGGAATTGCGGCTGAGGTAGATGGTACGGTCTCTGGCGGCGGTGCCGGTGACATGCCAGGCCGCCTAGTGTTCTCCACTACCGCCGATGGAGCGAGCAGCCCGACGGAGCGGATGAGGATTACAAATGGAGGAAGCGTAATAGTTGGAGATACTCAACTTCGTGATCTAACTGGCCAACAATTTCAAGTGTCTGGCTGGTCAATGTTTTACCAAACAAGCAGTGGCACAACATGTTCAATTTTTACTCATACTGGATCAGGAACACAGACGGCTGCTACATTCCGCCAAGGATCTCCAGCGGCTACTGTCGGTTCAATTACTATTTCTGGCGGCACCGCTACTGCTTACAATACAAGCTCAGATTATCGGCTGAAAGAAAACATCGTCCCGCTGGTTAACGCCTCGAATCGCCTTAAACAACTCAAGCCCAGTCAATTTAATTTTATTTCTGCACCTGATCGCACGGTAGATGGCTTCCTCGCCCACGAAGCACAGGCCGTTGTCCCTGAGTGTGTCACTGGCAGCAAAGACGAAGTAGATGCTGACGGCAACCCCGTTTACCAAGGCATCGACCAATCCAAGCTGGTGCCCCTGCTGACGGCTGCGCTGCAGGAAGCTATCGGGCGCATCGAAACCCTGGAAGCTGAAGTAGCAGCTCTTAAGGGCGCGTAGTCCTACTCACTAATGGTCAAAAACAGCGAAAAGATCGGACAAAATCCGATGATGCGCTCCTTTTCGGAACTCACCAAGGACTTCGACCCTGAGCGCCGAGAGCGCATTGAACAGCGCAAGGAGCAGATCCGGCAATGCCTTGACTTGCCACCTCACCTAAACTCCAGCCACGGATCACATCACCATGCCCACCGCAACGCCTAGCACCACCTTCACCTGGCGGATCGCCAATCTCGAAAGAGAGACCGCCGATGGATTCGTTCTGACGGCGCACTGGACGCTCTCGGCTGAGGATGGCACCTACGCCAGCTCGGCCTATGGGTCTGTCGGCTTTGAGCGCCCCGACAAGCTGATCCCTTTTGCGGATCTCACCGAGGAGATGGTGATCGGCTGGGTGAAGGACAACTTTGGCGCTGAGAAGGTGGCCGAGATTGAGGGTGCCTTGCAGCACCAGCTCGATGAACAGCGGCATCCGACGCAGGCCGCTGGTGTGCCATGGCAGTGAAGTCGAAGACCGGCACCGCTCGCATCGAGCATCAGCCGGGACCACCGAAGACCACACGCCAAGGGTATGGGCAACAGTCCCGCCCGCGGCGCCGCGGCCGCAAGCCACTGAGGGGGCAAGGCCGCTGATGGACCGCGATACGCTCGAGAACTGGCGCAAGATCCGCGACCATCTTGAGCGTGTCGGGAAGACGGATAACCACTACTACCGCCGTGCGGTGATCATCCTGCAGGGAAAGCCGGACCCGTTCGATCGCTACGATGGATGGGATGGAAGCCGCGGCAATGGCTGAAGAACCACAGAGCGTAGGTGGCGTCTTCTCCGCCTCGCTGCCCACCGTCTTAGCTACTGGCATGATCGCTATCGGCGGCCTGCTGATCTCGATGCAGATCCAGTCGGCACGGATCGAGGCCACGGTGGTGCAGATGGCCAAATCGATTGAAGAACTAAAGATCGACGCACGCACTGAACTGGCTGACTTAGATAAGCGCGTGCGCGCACTGGAGCTAGGGCAGTAGTTTGGGGATTCAGGCACTACTTCCTATGTCACCTGAAACCATTGCGATCATCGCGATCATCGTTGCCGCTGGCTCCGAGATCATCGCCGTCTCCCCGCTGAAGTCCAATAGCTGGGTCCAGCTCATCCTCCAAGCGCTGCGCATCATGTTCCCCAAGCGCCGCTGACATGGCCAACACGGCACCGATCACCCTGCAGACTCTGTTTCGGTACTACAAAGGACTCCCCCATCAGGCCGCGGCGATCAGCCTGCTCGAGCAGGATCTCGCCGCTAATGGGTACAAGCAGGCAATGCGGCGTGATCGGCCGTGGTTCGAGGCTTGGTCGCAGGATGGCAAGCAGATCGACCTATCGGCTGCGATCAACCTGATCAAGCAGTTCGAGGGCGTCCACCTCTCCGCCTATCCCGATCCGCTCAGCGGTGGCGATCCATGGACGATCGGCTATGGCACCACTCGCTATAGCGGTGGCGTGCCGGTGAAGCGCGGCGACAAGATCAACGTGATCGAGGCCGACATGATGCTCCGCCTTGAGGTGGATCGCATCGCCGACAAGCTGGCCAGCACCATCCCGCACTGGAAGGTGATGGACGACAACCAGCGATCGGCGTTGGTGAGCTTTGCCTACAATCTCGGCGCTGGCTTCTACGGCACGCCCGGCTTCGAGACGATCACCAAGGTGCTGCGCGAGCAGGCATGGGACAAGGTGCCCGCAGCGCTCGAGCTGTACCGCAACCCTGGCAGCAACGTGGAGGCTGGCCTGTTGCGGCGCCGTAGAGCAGAGGGTGAGCTATGGGGCGACCATCGGCCGAAGATGCAGCAGGAACCCGCCAGGCTGACGCCAGACTCATCATTCAGCGCGCGCATCACGCCGCACATCAGGCTGGGTGAGTTTGCGCTCGATCAAGAGGCGCGGCGCTTCGTTCATCAATATCAGGTGAACACTGCAGCGGAGCTGGCGGCGTTCCTCGAGCGGGTGCGGCAGCGCTTCGGCGGCAAGAGCATCATCATCACTTCGGGCTACCGGCCTTCGGCGATCAACGCTTCAGTCGGTGGTGCCACCAACAGCGAGCATCTTTATTCAGCACCTGGTGTCGGTGCTGTCGACTTCGTGGTCGATGGTGCTGACATGAAAGTTGTCGAGAAGTGGTGTGATGAGAACTGGCCATTCAGCCTCGGCTACGCTGCACCGGCCTTCATCCATCTCGGTCGCCGTGCTGATGGGCAGCGCCGCCGCTGGGATTACACCTGATGCTTCTGCCTGATCATGAGATCCGCCGCCTGTGCAAGCAGGAGGCAATGGTGAGCCCCTATGTCGAGGAGCACCTGAACCCGGCCAGCTTGGATGTGATCCTCGGCGATCGGATCATGATCGAGGTGGCAGGGCATCCTGAGCTGCAGATCCTCGGCATCACCGGCCACACGCAAGAAGATCCGTTCTGGATTCAGCCGGGGGAGTGGTTCCTGGCGGAGACCAGGGAAATCTTCAACCTGCCGGAGCATGTTGGCGCTCAGTTCGTGCTGAAGTCCAGCCGCGCACGCGAAGGCTGGGATCATGCGGAAGCCGGATGGTGCGATCCAGGATGGTTTGGCAGCAGGCTGACCATGGAGCTGAAGAACAGCCGGCGGATGCATCCACTGCCGGTCTGGCCTGGCCTGCGCATCGGGCAGATGAAGTTCTTGCTGGTGAGCGGTCGACCGGATCGGAGCTATGCCCAGACCGGAAGATATAACGCAGATCTAGGCGTCACCAGCAGCAAGGGCTAGCGTTCAACGGGAGAGCAGCAGGCCTCAGCGGGACGGCTGGGGCTTTTTCATTGGATGCTGCAGCGGTGCCATCCGTAGGCGGTGGATCATGCCGGGCGCTTCGGCCGGATCATCCAGCGGGATCATGGTGTAATCGTCGCAGCCGTGCTGCTCCGCAAAGGTGGTGGCAGCGATGTGCGTGCTGAACGGTCCGACGTGCCATGGACCGATGCGGAGGATGTAAGTCATGGGAGCAAGGCTAACTGCTGTGCAACAGGTGGTAGCTCACGCGCACCCCATTGATCACCCATGGCATCGGCGATCCCTTGATAGGTGCGACTGCGTTCCTTCCATCGATCGGGCGATGGTGGCAGATTCAGGATCCGCTGCTCACGCCCATCGGCATAGCTAGTCGGCCTGAGCTTCGGCAGATTATGGAGCCACAGGCAGGTGGTCTTCACTTCGCCATGCCCGTATTCCCATGGCTGGATGATCTGATCCGGCTTGCGGATCGCGGTGCTGATCATGCTCACCGGATTCTCAAGGCACCATCGAGGGATCGGTGCGGCCATCAGAAGACGCACGAAGTCCATGGCCTGATCGGTCAAAGCAGGATCACGCTTACCCGAGTAAGTCGCCCACATGCCGCTGATGGCGAGATAGGTGCAGGGAGGATGAGCGACCATCAGATCCCAGCCTTGATCGAGGATCTCCTCGACTGGATGCTGCAGGTGCCAACGGGGATCGGCCTCGCACTCGAGCAGATCACAGCTCCATGCGTCATGACCATGGCGGCGGAAGGCATCGCGCACTCGGCCGCTGTATTCACAGGCGACAAGGACTCGCATCAGTAGAGACGCTTGACTTCGATATCGCGGTTGGTGACGGGGTTGAACTTCATGAGGACGACGATGACGTCAGGGCGCTCAGCATGACCGCGCTCGGCTGCAGCGATGGCGGCCTTGCGAGTCATCATGCCGGTCTGAGCGATGCCGTTGACTTGGAGGAAGAACATGATCGGGTGGCTGTCGATAGAGAAAGAATACCCCGCCGACAGGGCACAGTGCCCCGGATGCAGGGCACGTTAACGAACTGTCACACAGGCTGATCCGGTTGCACCCGCTACCGTTTAACCAGCCGGGGCTACTGCCCATGCGGGCGTTCATCGTCGAGATCACCGCCAAGCTGGTGGTGCGCTCCGAAACCGATCCCGAGGAGCTGCCGGCTGATATTTACTCCCACATCGCTGAGTTCCTTCCCAGTGATGACGACATCCTCGACCTAGAGGTCCACGCCGTTCCCCTGCCGGTCGATCTCAGTGGAACAGCACCACATTGATGAGACGCGCCTGGTCACCCGGCGCTCCGCCCGTGATCAGATCCACCTCCGCTGGGGATACAGGTGCGCCTACTGCAACGATCCCCTCGGCCGTAGCCCCACCCTCGATCACGTTATCCCTAAGGTCCACGGCGGCCTGACGGTCCGCGAGAACTTGGTCTCCTGCTGCCTGATGTGCAACAGCCAGAAAGGCCACAAGCCATGGGTCGACTGGTATCGCGCTCAACCGTTCTGGTCGGCGCTCGGTGAGTGGGCGATCGTGCAGTGGATCACCAGCCACTCAGAACATCGTCAGCCAGATGGTGGCGAGCAACATGCCGCCTAACCAGGTCAGCCCAAACACGACCACCGGCGGCACCTTCATGGCTTGAGCATCTGGTTCAGGTAGATCTCCGCCTGAAACCAGTCCGAGCTATACCGGCACACGCCGCCGACGCAGCTCCGGTAATACACCTCCCCCTTCTCCGCTGGCAGCAGCGTCTCGATGTAACCGCCCTCGCGGTCATCTCGACTGATCACTTCAGGTCCGAACATTGCCGTGCCTCCTCACGATGGATCCAGGTTTTGAGGTCCGCCACATAGTCACGCAATACCTGCGCCTGTCGTAGGTGCCATCCATCGCCTGAGTTGATCCACAGCATGTTGTGCCGATCGATTGCCTGCAGCGATTGATGGATGAGCACATTCCACGGCTCACGGATTGGCGTGTTGAACTCACGCTTGGACACGGCGACCAGGACGGCCTCTATCAGTCTGCCGCCGGCAATGCCCGCTGGAAGAAGTCGCAACTCGCGGCGTAGCGCCCGCCACTTCGCTTGCTCTCCGGCAGCAGCAGATCACACCGCTGCGTACTCATCTCCCACTGGATGCAGTCCCAGCACATCACGCTGGCGGTCTCTGGCCTGATGCTGGCCACCGCCGCTTGGAAAACCGATTCAGCACGCAGCAGCGCATCCGGCAGATGGACGGTGCCGGTATCCACCTCGACCTGATGCTCAGCCTTCGGACCGAGCATCACGCGCGCGTGCCAGCTTCGATCGGTGCGGTCGCACACCAGCAGCAATCGGCCGGCGTGCAACCTGATCATTCATCCTCCCCGAAGCTCGGCTGGTGATACAACCGCTCGAGCTGCATCGACAGCGGCTCATCAGCCTGCGTGATGTCAATGGGATCAGTCTGATCCCGGACGATGAAGACCATCCGGGAGCTATGGCGCTTGATCACCAGCAGACCGATGCGCTCGCTGCGGCAGAGGATCTGCAGCGCTTGGCGCTCAAGCCAGTTCAGGCGGAGATGTTCGAGCATGACTCCATCTTGGCAATGAGTCGATTCAGATACCACTCCGCTTTGCGGGCATCCTCGAGCGCGTTGCCCTTGAGCCACATGCGGATCATGTACTTGAGCGC